CCAATCTACTTTATGAAAAAGTATTGTATGATTCAACATCCAGTTCGTGGTAAGATTCCATTTCATTTATATGAATTTCAAGAAAGAACTTTAGACCAATTCGCAGAACATAGATACAACATCATCCTTAAATCCAGACAAACAGGTATCTCTACCTTAACTGCTGGATTTTCACTTTGGAAAATGTTATTCAATCAAGATTTTAACGTATTAGTAATTGCAACCAAACAAGAAGTTGCTAAGAACCTTGTAACGAAGGTTCGTGTAATGAATCAGTACTTACCATCGTGGTTAAAACAAAACACAGTAGAGGATAACAAACTATCCTTAAGATACTCGAATGGTTCTCAGATAAAAGCAACTTCTGCAGCAGGAGATGCTGGTCGTTCTGAAGCACTATCCCTTTTGGTATTTGATGAAGCAGCTTTTATTGATAAGATTGAAGATATATGGGTATCATCCCAATCTACATTATCAACGGGTGGTAACGCAATTATCTTATCAACTCCAAATGGTGTAGGAAATTTCTTTCACAAAACTTGGGTAGGTGCAGAAGATGAAACAAATACATTCAATACAATTAGATTACATTGGAGTGTTCATCCTGAAAGAGACCAATCATGGAGAGATGAGCAGGAGGTTTTATTAGGACCAAAAGGAGCAGCACAAGAATGTGATTGTGATTTTGTTTCTTCTGGTGATACAGTAATAGATCCTCAACTTTTAATGTTTTATAAAGAAACATATGTACAAGAACCAATTGAAAAAACTGGATTTGATGGAAACCTATGGAAATGGGAATATCCAAACTATACAAAATCTTATATGGTAGTAGCGGATGTTGCTCGTGGAGATGGAGGAGATTATTCTGCATGTCATGTGATTGATATTGAAGAATCAACACAAGTTGCAGAATATAAAGGAAAATTAGATACAAAAGATTTTGGAAATTTCTTGGTATCTCTTTCAACTGAATATAATCAAGCATTGTTAGTAATAGAAAACGCAAATATTGGTTGGGCAGTAATTCAACAAGTAATAGATAGGTCATATCAGAACTTATTTTATATGAGTAAAGATTTAAAATATGTTGATGTAGAAAATCAATTACATAATAAATACAGAGCAGAAGAACGTGGAATGGTGCCTGGTTTTTCTACAACAGCTAAAACTAGACCTTTGATTATTTCTAAATTGGAACAATATATCAGAGAAAAATCAGTAACGATACGTTCTTCTAGATTGATAGAAGAATTATTTACTTTTATATGGAATGGCAATCGAGCAGAAGGAATGAAAGGATATAATGATGATTTAACAATGTCATTATCAATTGGATTATGGGTTAGAGATACTGCACTTCGATTAAGACAAGAGGGAGTGGATTTAACCAAACAGGCATTAGGTGGGATAGGACAAGCTACCGAGGGATTGGCTAGTGGATTTGGAGGTAACGATTCTATGGATGAAAACCCATGGAAAATGAGGGTTGGTGATACAAACGAAGACCTAACGTGGTTAATTAAATAACTCTATATTTATAGTATAGAACAAAACAACTATGATATCATTATATAATTTATTAGTAGAAAGTCAAGAATACTGTGAAGAATACACAGTAGAGAACTATCAAGATGTAAAAGAATTTACTGAATTTATGAAAGAATATAAATCTGACATAAACGAAGCTGAGTATCAAGGTAGGACAGTTAAACTTGGTAAACCAATGCAAGGTGATGTTAAAAAGTTTAAAGTATATGTTAATAACCCCAAAGGAAATGTAGTAAAGGTGAACTTTGGACATGGTGGAAGCTCCGCAAAGAAATCAGGAGAAAAAACAATGTCGATTAGAAAGAATAATCCAGATGCAAGAAAAGCTTTCAGAGCAAGACACAATTGTGATTCACCTGGACCAAAACATAAAGCAAGATATTGGTCTTGTAGAAAATGGTAATAATAAAGGTTATAAATTAAAAAATAAATACAAATGGCAGATACTTCATTTTTCGGACGTTTAACAAAACTCTTTCGTACCAAGGCAATCGTAACGGTTGATAAGGATGGTAAAAGAAAAGTTTTTGATGGTGATGAAAGACAACAAACAAATCTATCCTCGTTAAGAGATAGATACACGAAGATACAAAAAAGTTTCTTCGAACAAGCAGGTGGTGCACAATCAATGGCATACCAACAAGTTCGTAGAGAAGTTTTCAGAGATTACGATGCAATGGATAACGACCCAATATTAGCATCGGCTCTTGATATATACGCAGATGAATCTACACTAAAGAATGAATTTGGTGATACTCTTATGGTTCACTCTGATAATGAAAAAGTACAAGATATTTTAAATAACTTATTCTATGATATCCTTAATGTTGAATTCAACTTATGGCCATGGGTAAGAAATATGTGTAAGTATGGTGATTTCTTCTTAGGTTTAGAAGTAGGAGAAGGCAAAGGTATTGTTAACGTAACACCTCATTCAGTTTACAACACAGAAAGATTAGAAAGAACAGACCCAACCAACCCAAACTCAGTTAAGTTCAAAATAACTGAAGACCCAAATGGTAAGGAAGAATATGAAAATTTTGAAATTGCACATTTTAGATTATTAGCAGATACAAACTGGTTACCATATGGAAAATCAATGATTGAAAATGCTAGAAGATTGTGGAAACAATTATCTCTTATGGAAGATGCAATGTTGATTCACAGAATCATGAGAGCACCTGAAAAGAGAGTTTTCAAAATTGATATTGGTAATATCCCTCCAACAGAAGTTGATAACTATATGCAAAGAATTATTAACAAAATGAAGAAAGTTCCTTTTGTTGATAGAAATACTGGTGATTATAATTTAAAGTACAATATGCAAAACCTAACAGAAGATTTCTATCTTCCTGTTCGTGGTGGTGATAGTGGAACATCAATTGATAATCTTGCAGGTATGGAATATGCATCTATTGAAGATATCGATTACTTAAAAAACAAAATGTTTGCAGCATTAAAGATTCCAAGAGCATATTTAGGATATGAAGAAAATGTAAATGGTAAAGCAACATTAGCAGCTGAAGATGTTAGATTCGCAAGAACAATTGAAAGAATACAAAGAACAGTAGTTTCAGAATTATCTAAAATTGCAATCGTACACTTATATTCACAAGGTATTCAAGATTCAGAAATGACTAACTTTAGTTTATCATTAGTTAATCCATCTACAATTTATGAACAAGAAAAAGTAAACTTGTGGAGTGAGAAAATTAGATTAGCTCAGGATATTCAAGGATTGAATATGTTATCTAAGGATTGGGTATATGAAAATATATTTAAATTAAGTGGAGGAGAATCTGATGAACAAAGAGTAATGATGTTAGATGATTTAAAAGATAGATTTAGATTCCGTTCTATTGAAGATGAGGGTAGTGATCCTGCGGTTGAAGATGAAGAACCAGATGATATTGAAGAATCAATTGAAAAGATAAAACAAGAAATAAAAGATAAAGGTGGTAGACCTCGTGAGGGTGGAACTTATGGAAAAGATAAACACCCACTTGGAAGAGACCCACTTGGTGATAAAGAACGAACTAAGAAACGTTCAAGAACATCTGAAGATAAAGCATTGAGTTATATCAATGGAATATCATCAAAAAGAAAGTATTTACACGAAGATACTGATATGTTAAATGAGGATAACATCCTTGAAGATACGGAAAATTAATTTATAATTTATATTTTTATATTTATAATAGTATAAATTGACCATATCATAATTGGAAAAATTTGAAATGAAAAAAATAAGACACTCTAAATTTAAAAACACTGGGTTTTTATTCGAACTACTGACAAAACAAATAACACTTGAAGTGTTAAATGGATCAGATGAGAAATCGAAGGAAATCATTAAAGAATTTTTTGCAGGAAAAACTGAACTTGCGAAAGAATTAAGACTATTTAATTTACTAATTAATGAAAAATATAACTCAGAAACAAAAGCTGAGAAGTATATAGATGCTATATTAGAAGCACATACACGATTAGATTATAGTAAACTTAAAAGAGAAAAGTACAACCTTGTCAAATCAATTAAAGAAACATTGGATATTGATAACTTTATGTCATCTCCTGTCACTAATTATAAAATATTAGCATCTATTCATAAACTTTTTGAAGCAAAAGCAATAAACGTTACTGATGTAAAGGATGTATTTGATTCAAAACTTACTTTAGTAGAGCATATTTCAAATAGCAGTACTTCATTAAAAGTAAAAGAAGATAAATTAGTAGAAGACTATAAAAAACAAGAAAAAGATTTAAGATTACTTACTTTTAAAATCTTAACTGAATCTTTTAACAAAAAATATACTAATTTAAATTCTGAACAAAAAGGATTATTGAGAGAATACATTAATAACGTATCCAATACATCTAAATTTGGTGAATACTTTGAAAACCAATTAATACAAACCATTACAGAATTACATTCGATGTATAAATCGATGAAAGACAAAATCACTAAAATAAAACTTAGAGAAACTATTAACGTTTTGAAAAAACAAAAACTTGGAAAGAAAATTACAGATGAACAAGTTTCTTCTTTAATGTTATCCTATGAACTTATTAAAGAGATTAAACTAGTAAATGGGCAATAATCTTAACAAAGTTATCGAAGAATTAATCCAAGAAATACAAAAGGAATTGGATGAAGCAACTACATCTGGTAATGTAGCAGGTTATAGTACACCCAATGCTTTTTCTGATGGTGGTTCTAAAGATAAGAGACGTAAGAAAAAGATTGCAACTGCACTTGGTATGAAATTAGTTGGTAAAGTGGATGAAGAACTAAATGAAGCTAAAGTAAAAAGACCAGTAAATCGTTGGTTAGCAATAAAAAATGATGAAACCAAACATCCTCATAAGAAGATGGCAATGGGTTTAAAAGAACTTAAATATCAACTAGCAGAAACTCAGAAATTCTTTAATTGGTATAGTAAGATTAAGACAATGAATGAGTTAGATTCCAATCAGTATTGGAAAAGAACAAACAAACATATTTATAAGATAAAGGAGCGATTAATAAATATTGCTAAAACCATACAGGAGATAGAAAAATGAAAATAACAAGAGAAGCATTAAAAAACATAGTTAAAGAAACTATGATTGAAGAATCTGAATATCAAGAATTTTTCAAAAGAGCATTAGAAAAAGCTGGAAAATCTATTCCTGATATGTCTGATGAAGAAAAAAAGAAATTCTTTAACAACATAGAAAAAACTTGGAAAGGTAAAGGAGCTAAGAATGAAAGATTTGGTAGAGGTGAAGAAAAAAACGTAGCAGTAATCAAAATCACCGATGACTTAGAAGAAGCTCAATCACCAGCACAGAAAGCAGCATTTGCAAAAATGTTAGCTAAAAAAGATGGTAAAGATGAATCTACTGATAAAAAAGAAGAAGTTAAAGAATCTATCATAAAAGAAGGATTTGCAACTTGGGAAATGAGTTTTTCAGATATGAATCTTAATGGTGTTAAATTATCTAAGAAGAATAAGTATAAAGTGAAAGCAAGAAATACAGTTGAAGCAATTAAGAAAGCTGCAAAAATGGCTGGATTAAAAGGAAACGATTGGATTGCAACACAAACTAACTATTTAAAGAAAATAGGATAATAACAATATAATGACCAAAAGAAAACTGTTGGAAATAATTGATGAAGAAATCGCCAACATTAAGTTGGGGAACATCAACGAATCGTTATCTGAATCCGAAGAGGATAGTATCAGAAAAATAATTCGTCAGGAAGTTGGAGCAATATTTTTTGAGTTGTTTAAAAAACGTAAAAGTTGGGGAGCATAATGGGACAATTATTAATAGAAACAAACCTATTCGAAGGTAAAGTAAAAGAAGATGATAGTGGAAGAACTATTGTTAAAGGTATTTTACAAAGAGCAGGTGCGGAAAATCAAAATGGTAGAGTCTATCCAAGAGAAATCTTAGAAAGAGAAGCTAAAAAATACGAAACACTTATTAAAGAACGAAGAGCATTAGGTGAGTTAGACCATCCTGATTCTTCTGTAATCAACCTAAAAAATGTATCTCACAATGTTAGAGAAATACATTGGGATAGTGATGACTTAGTAGGAACAGTTGAGATACTACCGACCCCATCTGGTAATATCTTAAAAGAATTATTAAAAGCAGGAATCCTTCTTGGAATATCTTCAAGAGGTATGGGTTCTGTTGTTAATATAGGAGAAGGAAAAGTTAAAGTAGGTGAAGATTTTGAATTAATCGGTTGGGATTTTGTTTCCAATCCATCTACACATGGAGCATTTATGACTCCAATGAACGAATCTGTTAATAAACAACTACAAGAACAAACTGAAGTTTGTAATGAATGGTGTAAATCACAAGATTTGATGAGAGAAATTATAACAGAATTAAATTAAAAGAAAATGGCATTTAGTATTCAAGATTATCTTAGAGATAACAAAATAGAATTAGGAAAACACGAAAAGGCTGTTGGTGATACTCCATATAAAGGAGGTCATAACGATATTCGTAAAACTAACTATGATGTAAAACTTACTAAAGATGGTAAACTTGACTTATATACAAGTAAAAAAGTTATCGTTGAAGGAACAAGTAAAAGAAAGTAATACAATGATTAAATTAAAAGATATCATATTAGAGGCTGAATCATTCTCAGCTATTAATAAAAGTACTGGTAAGGTATCAGTATTTAAAACAAAAGATGCAAGAGATTCTGCCATTAAGGGAGGAACTCACGATAAGAAAAAAGGAGTGAAGGGGGGTGATTCTCCTCCTGAAGATAAAGACGTTCCTAAAGTGAACATCTTTAACAAGGATAAAGAAGAACCTAAAGGAGATGAACCTAAATCAGAACCATCTAAACCAAGAGCTGGGAATCCTCAAGTAAACAAAGTTGTTCGTGAGAAAGCAAAGGATTTAGGAATCACTCCACAGAAGTTAGGTAAAGAAGAATACGAAAAAAGAATGTCTCAAGCAGCTGTTGAAGCTTTAACTGATGCAAACTTTCATTCTGAATCAAGAGCTCTTATTGCAGTTTTAGAAGATAATCCTGAACTTGCAAAGAATCCTTCAGATGACCCAAACAAACCAAAAGATATGTTCTCGGATGAATATGATGAATGGAAAAAAGGTACTGCATGGGGTTCATCATTTGGTGATTCAAGTGATGGTACTGATGATATCGCTCATTCAGCAACTGGAGAATCATCTTGGGATGGACAATCATCAATCGATGCAATTGCATTTGATTTAAAAATGAATGGTTCACATAAATTAGCAGCAAAAATACAATCAATCTTTGATGAGAAGAATGAATCAACAACATTTATTGCAGATATGATACCTGAATCAGTTCAGATTAACGAAGGAACTCGTTCTCAAGTTGGTGT